TAGAATATCTTCGCCGGAATCGCCCATTGTTATAGAACGGACATCATCTGGTTCTAAAGAATCGAATTTTTCAAGAATTATATCTCGAACTTTATTTTGGAGGCGTTTGCCCTTATTCTTTGCACTACGTGGTTTCATAACATAATACTAAATATAACCTAATTTGAGCTAATTAAAATTTATTTTTCCATTTACTATACTCTTTAATAGCCCATTTTTCTGCAATTTCCTCAAATTTATTATCATCGTGAAAATCTTTACCTTTATTCACAGCAATATTGCCTGCTTGTTGATATGCCTTTTCGTATTTCTTTTTACCCATTTTTTTAGCATCTATAGCATGCTTAATCTCATGTAAAATTGTTATAATAAGTTCTTTAACTGTAGAATAACTACTTCTTAAACGTATTGTATCTGTCATCCAATTATAATCTGCTTGATTAGAACTTGCTCCAAATTTTATTTTAGATTTTAAATTATAGTATTTTACTAAATCTGATGCAATAAGTTGAAAATCTGCTCTTTCTAATAATATTCTTTTAAACATCAAACCTCACCACAAAATTTAACAATAACTCATCATCATTTTTAATCGGGTGTGCTAATTTACCAATAGCCATTAATTCACTTTTATCATTATATAACCCAATAGAAGTAACATATGGATTAAATAAACTGCCTGTTGCTAAATCAATAGATTCTGAAGCGGCTGTGTATGATCCTGATAAAGAGCCTGTTCCATTAGTAGGATTATCTCCTGGAGGAAAAAATTTACTAATAAAAGATGTAGGAAGTCCACTTGGAAGTGTGTGTCTACCACCTCTATCTTTAGCTATACTAATATTAGTAGTACTATTAAACTCTCCACGATCCACCGTACAGTTATATTCATATTCATAATGTGTTTGAGTTGCTTTAAAATCAATTTCAAATCCATCACTACCAGTAGCAGAACCAACTACTGAATATGAACCTGTATCTGTTATAGCTACAATTCCGTGTGAATAAAAAATATTACCTACAGAACCCGTAGTTCCTGCTGCGAATGATGCTGAATTTGCATTATCATAAATATTTCCAAACCCATCATCTTTTAATGTAAATGTTGTTGCACCACCATTATCAGTAATTGTTACTGAGCCTGGTTTTACTTCTTCTCCAAAAAATTGTTGTGGTATTGTTAATATTTGAGCAGAACCATGTAACGTCATTTTCTTATTTGCTACATTGTTAATACCAAAAGAATTCCAGGGTTCATCTTTTTTAGAATAATATAACCGATTTATTGTAAACCAACTTGGAATTGCATAATATGTTGCAAAAGGTGTATTATCAGCCGAAACAGATCCACTATAATAACTTGAAGAGACAGCTGATGAGGAACTAAATAAATGTGCAGAACTACTATTAGCGCTAAAACCAAAAACACCACTCCCACTATCCATATCAGTTAACGAGAATGATTTGTGGGTTTTAAACGATTCTACAGAAGTATCGCCATCTTGAAAATTCTTATACATTAAAAAGCTCCGTTAAAAATCGAGCTTCACTTTTACAATAGCTTCCCTAGAAAATGATTTCAATAAAGGTTTAGATAATTTTGCAACTGCTAACAATTCATTAGAATCATTATACATTCCTACGGTTGTCATATAAACCTTAGGATCATTTTGCATAGATGATACTGTTAGTGAGCCATCAGATTGAGTAAAAAATGTAGGATTAGTACTAAAATTATATTTCTTATTAGTTAATCTACAAAAATAATGTGTAGTACTTAATTGCTCTTCCCGTCTAGCTACAAAATAAGAACTTGCAGAAACGGAATTATATAATTTACCCGTATTATTATGAGCAGCATTTGATGCAGTATTAGTAGCTAATGCAAGATATCCATTATCAAGTTTTTGTCCATTTAAAATCATAATACCCATATCAGGATAAAATAATCCATACGCACCATCAGTTGTTTCACTTGCTGCCGCTGTGTCTGTTACTGCTGTGCCACTTGCTATTGAACCACTTACTACATTAAAAACTCTACCGCCCTGAGAAACTGTTGGATCAGTTGTAGCACCACTATCATCAATCAATTTTACAGTTCCTGCACTGCTACTTAAATGTAATTCCCAGTTCCCTGGATCCACTTTTTCACGCATCCTAGCTCTAGCCATAGAAATAGCGTAAATGTGTTTTATATCTTTAGATGGAGAAAAAGTAAACTTAGTATCATTCGGTGCAAGAAGTAAATTTCTAAATTGAGAATAAACAGCTGCCGATGGTCTATCTGTATATGAAGTTCCTAATATCCCAGCACTTCCACTACCATCTAAATGTCCAAACGCCATTGAAAACTGAACCTCTGCTTCGCTATCTGAAGAAGGATTGGTTTTATAAACATCGTAAAAATATTTTCCCGAACTTCCACTTTGTGTAGAAGAAGTGTGCATTGTTTGAAGCGTTCCAATACCCCCCGACCATAAACCAGAACTAATAGTTTGATTAATATCGGTTATTATATCTTCTTCTGTATTAAATACTGTATATATTTCAGCCATTTTCTAACTCCTAACTATTTGCACTTACAGTTACACTAATTGTTTGAGATGCTCCAGAATCATTCCCAAAAATAGTCAACTGTGTTGTAATTGCTGATGTAGTTGCTTTGGATACTATATTAACAACTTTACCTATTACTGTAGTACTTCTCTTCCTATCAGCATCACTAAGGAATACTGGAACAGTTCCACCTCGTTGTTCAACCCCACCACCTGCAGATACAAACAAATCTGCTGCATCCGAATTATGTAATATAAATGTATATCCACCTTTTCCATCATTACCATTAGTTGTTGCTGGTGATATAATCTGTTGTTCATTTGCGGTTGTAAATGTTAATGCTGAACTTGCCAACTTAATAACAGGTAATTTAACTGTATTTTTTGGTAAAGTAACAAGTTTGTATCTCATTATCTGATTCTCATCTGGAATAGCCTCAAGTAACGGCATATTTTCTATAGCCGCTCCATATGAATTAGTTCCATCTGGGTGAGAAACATCATAGAGACCATAATCAATTTCATCATCTCCTAATGCAAATTTTGTAATTTTAAATTCATTATTTCCACGTGCCAATAATTCTCTACCTTTTTTGGTAAGAATAGCATCTATGGTTTGCGTGGTATTATCTAAAAATCCCATTATTTACTCCTAAGTATATTTGGTTTTCGTATATAACTGCGTTTACTCTACTATAAATATAATAATAAAATATATTATACATTAATCTATTCTCAATTGTGATTTTCCAGGATCTTGAGATACTATTCTTAGTGGAGTAGTATCCGAAGTTTCTACTGGATCAAAGTTTCCTGCATAATTATTTAACACAGTCGTAGCATTAGTCTGTTTACATCCTTCAAACATCAAATTAGCTAATGCACTAAATTGATCATATTTACTATCTATAGTGGAACGAGCTGTTGATGAAGAATAATATAAATTCAAAGATCGGCTTACTGAACTACTATAATAATATTTTGTTTCTAAATTATGTGGTGAAATAATCGAGCCAGTTATTTCTGGTTGTAAAACTTCTTCAAACACATATTCAGGACCACCGCTTGTAACTGAAGAAGATATATATGTATTTCCCCAATATCCTTTATGTGATCCTGTATAATTTAATCTGGTTAATGTTGGTATATTAAATATTTCAGTAGATCCAGAAATAATTCCTTCCTTATCATTTATACTTCCAGTTAATTTTGTAGTAACTTCTTTTGCATATATTGATGCATCTATGTGTCCTTCAAAATTTGGGGATTCAAAACTTAATCCTCTTGAAATAATATCTTTTGATCGTTCAAGAATATTTTGTTTAACTGTTAATCCAAATTCGGGCCTTGTTCTAGCTGGCAAAATATCTTTTATTTGTTTAAATATAATCTGATCAAAATACTTTATTAATCTCATATAATCCCAAAAATTATTTGGTGAACTATATTTTTGCCAATACGCATTTTTTATTTCATGTAATCTTCTATATCTTGGTTTAGGTAAATCTCTTGGATCTCCAACATATTGATGAAAATCTAAATCTGCTAAAGATCTAACAATATCCTCATCTATTACATCTGTTGGTGAGAAGAATATTCCTACTTTCGGTGAATCTTTTGGAGCTGCATCTAATAAACTTTTTTCCGATCGTTTAGAACTATATCCTGGAATATATGGTTGTAAGCCACCACCTTCAAGACTTGAGCTAATAACTCGCATCTTAACATTACTTTCTTTCTTAGGACCAATATTTGGTACTAACATTTTATCTTCATCTACTACACTAGCATAAAAATTTCCACTAAAATTCTTAGCACTACCAGTAATTGTAGTTAATGAAGTATCTCCACTTTTATCTTGTAATTGTGTATTTGCAGCTACACTCAAATCTTTATTATCATCAAACGATAATCTAAATACTAAATCAGTATACGAAGCTGAAGCATGATTTCCATTATAAGCTTTTGGTGAAGTAACGTGATTATCAAATGCCGACATTGTAAGTGGTGAATTCCAATATCTAAACTCCATCATAGAACCAGTTAAATATCCAGCTGCACCATAACCAACATTAACCTGATTAGGAGTTAACCAAGAAGTATTCAATGATTGAGAAACTGTATTAGCCCCATCTATAGACATAGAAGTTTCAGACGTATAATATATCTTACCTCTTCCTGCATCATATTTTTTAGCTGCTAATCTATATGTTACGGCTTGAGATCCACTATCAGATGCTACATATGCACCACTACCAGATTCTCTTGAAACCATAACAGACCAAAATTCACCATCATATAATGGCATAGCACTTGTAGACATTGAAACATAGCCACTTGATCCAGATAATTGAAAATCAACATGCCCAACATTATCGGTTGTACCAGAATCTTCTCTTAATTTAACTTCCCAATGTTTTGTAGATCCATTTACAGCTTCAACAAGAGTTTGACTTCCACTATTTACAGAATTAAATCTAAATTCAACTGTATCTGGTCTTCTTCCTGTATTTCCATCGTGTGCCCAAGGTACTTGAACATATTGCCCACCTCTAAAATCTAAAGATTTAGTAAACTTTCTTTTTATATTAAATGATTTTACTTGACCAGGAAGAGATGGACCACCGTATTCCCTAACATCTAAAATAGTAGCAGGGATTCCAAACATATTAACCATTCCCCGTAAAGATTTTAATGTACCTTTTGTTTTTAAGAAAAAGGGTATATTATTAATCAATCTTCTATGTATTTTTCTACCTAAATCTTTCTGGGGTTCAGCTGAATATGTTGTGAACGCAGAATCAGATCCTGATTGGTATTGCCCGTATTGATATCTTGGTAAATCTAATAAATCTGCCCCATTATACAAATCTAATCCAAAACTTTTCGCTACATCTTGAATTAAATCATTTGAATATCCTTTTTTATTCGAATCATAAGTTTCATATATTTTTGGAATATGATTAATATATGTCCATACTTCATCATACATTTCTCCAACCATATCTATAAATTTTAAAAAATCTTCATTGGAATTATCTTGTACAATATATTTTGGTATTCTATTAGCTAATCTATTTTCATTATCCATATCAAATACCGATGCACTATATGCCTGACCAGTTTCATTTACAACACTCCCATACCAAGATGTAAAATCTGCATGAGATGAAGTTATTGGTGTATATGGATCACTAAATGTTCCACTTCCAGTTTTTGGCCATGATGCATTATATCGTTCCGTCCCTAAAAATTCTGATCCACTTACAACAGTTGAAACAGTACTATACAAATACTTTTCATATGGTGTAAAGTTTAATTTAACATCTCTAATTTGTCTATGTACCGAACTTAATTCTTTTCCTAAAGATCCTGTAGTAGAACTAGTTGCTAATGATGCAGATGTAGTTAATAACGATTCTATCTTATCAAATTTATATTTTGCATTATCAAGTTTAGATACAGCAGAACCAAATACAGTAAAATTATCATATTTTTCAAAATCTATATTTAAATCAACTGATTGTAAACTAGAACTTAATATATCTGTTCTAATTTGTTCTGATATATTTACATCACTTGTTATTAAATCAGATAAATTTTTGTATTGTGTTGATTTATTATCAAAAAATGAGCCTTGGGCTGCTTCTAAATCAAATTGTGAATCTAATAAGAAAGTTACATCTTCATCAATCTCATCTTCTGGTATTAAAAGTACATCTTCTTCAACTGGATCAATAATTTCTTCTATTACGGAAACATTTTGTAGAGAGGCTTCACTAATTGATGAATATAATTTTAATAATTTTTTCTTCTCTGATTCCTGATGAGTATTTACAATTAAATAAAGATTATTATCTTCTGTATACAAATAATGTGATAGATCATTTACATCAATATTATCAAATGTAACATGAAATGTTAATGGTTTTCTTGGGTTAGTACCTTCATAATCACCATCTTGTGCCGATAATGATATTCCTTCATCTTTAAAATTTGCTTCTACAACTATAGTATCACGACTTTTAACCTCTACAATTTCAGATATAAATGGAGCATATTGAGGTATTGATTCAACTACTTTTCCTACTCCAGGGGCATTTTTTTCCTGTTCACCAGCAGCTTTTCGTGCATCTCTTTGAGCATCTTTTTCTGTATAATTTGGATCTTGCTTAGCCATTATAAATCAAACTCGTCTCGTTCAGTTGAAAGCCCACCACGACCTCCAGTTGTTGTTTCTGTAGTATCATCTTTAAGACCTACATCTATATTTGGATTTTCTTCATCATCTACATAATCTGTTACAGTATTTGTTTTTGTAATTGTTTTATTAGTATTATCCGTTACGGTAAGATTAGTTGTTTTATATGATATAATAAATGCATTATCTATAGTTAACTTACCCCCTACCATAGCTGGAGAAAATCCCATATCTTCAGCTGTTAAAGTTGCTTTAATTTTATAAGGATCAGAAGTATCTACTTTTACAGTTCCTTCTGAAGTATAATCATCTGTACTTTTTGGAATGTAATCATATGCTGCAGTATCAAAATTTATAAAATTAGATGCATATGAAGTTTTTTCAGTTACATCTATATTTTTTAATTGTAATCTAACTTCTTTTCTGGATGGACTTATATCTGACACATCATATGCTAATTTTACCCTTGTTAATGGTTCAACATTTGTATCTTGTGGATTTGTTCCAGTATAATACTTACCTTCAATTTTTTGAACTGCTCCTTTCCACAATTCTCTATCGTTATCAAAGAATCCATATACACTCGAACCAGCTTTTCTTCTAAGAAAATTCAATCTTACTTTATAAGATCCAGCTATATATCCTAATTTTCTAAGTATTCTTCCTGGATTAAAATTAAATAATTCTCCTACTTTCAATTCTTCTACAGATATTTCTGTAGTTTCTATTACTTCACCAGTTTGATCTAAAACTGTTACTAATACAAAATCTCTAGTATCATTTCCAAATGACGTCGGATGTGCTGTAGAAGTATACAACATATTAAAATCATTATATGTTAATTCATTACTTGGCATTAGTCAACCTGTACTTTAATTGGACCCGAAGTAATCTCCCCTTGGGTTTGAGAATCCGATATTTTGCATGTAAAAACTCTTGTTGCATGATTTTTTCTATATTTAGCTGGAAAATATTCTACTACTTCTTTATCAGTAGCCCCATATCTATCACTTGGAAAAATTTCATTTCCATCAACAAACCATCTATATGTCATCCCAGTACCACCTACTGCATCTACTTTTATATATATTTTTTTCCAACCACTTGATAATTTCCCATTTTTTCTACGTTGAGTTCTTTTGGAAACTCTATATGGTAATTCAAGAACTCCAGTAACATCAACTTTAGGAGTCGTAGCAACACTATAAGGTAAATTTTTAACAAACCTTAATTTTTGATAACCAGCATCAGCTGATGCTATTGGATTTCCCTTTTGCTCCCAATCTGCCCGAGAATATGGTTGAGTAGTATCTACAAAATTATTCATTTCCGCTAAATAAGAAGTCCACGCCGCTTCTTTTTCAGCAGTTTCTGCTATCAATGATTCTAATTCTTTTAACTCTCGTTCTAACTCTGCTTTAATTCTAGCTAATTCATCCATTCCACCTATATATTCAACACTTGTTTCAACCAAATACCTATGTGAATTTATTGTACCTTCTCCTGGTATACTTCCTTTTAATCTTTCATATTCATTAAATAATTCTTCTATACTTAATCCTAAGCCAGCTCCACCCATTAACTCTTTAAAATTTTTATCTACAATATCATCAACTTTATCTGATTCTGGGGAAGTTTTTTCTAAATTTACTGGAACTAATTGATCAGTTGAATCTACTCCATAAAGATCTAAATCTGAATCAACTGATATTATTGTTCCATTCTTAGTTCTGAATACTGTACTACCATCTTCTCTTGATCCAGTTAAAAATAAATCTTGATATTCACTTTCTAAGCGTTTTAAACGTTTAGCTTGAAATGAATCAAGTTTTTCTTTGAACCTCGAATCAGTTTTAACTTGTTCGAATGTTATTGGCATTATCTACTCACTTTAAAAGTGTGATCTTGAAGAGATATTACATCTTGCTCATTTGATGTACTCTGGCTTACAGTTGCTTTAAATTGAACATTATAAATTCGTTCTGGTTGTAATCCATTTAACCAAAGATTAAAATAATTTCCTGTTGAATCGCAACTTACTATTGAACCGCTTCCAAATGGAATTATAACTTCTTCTGTTTGTGCATCTTTTATAGAATAATAAGTACTGCCACTTGGTAAATACTTTACACCCAATTGAGTAGGTGTAGTAGCATAAGTTTTTTCTGGATATCTAGCCCGTCCTACCACTCGTATTTTTGTTTTAGAATCTTGCTTATATTCACTCCTCAACCCCTTAACATAAAAAGCCATATCATCATAATCAGAGCCTGTTATTGGTTGTAAACTTCCTGTACTCCAAGAACTATCATCCCAAACTGCTTCTAACTTTGGTGAATAAATTGTATTTGTATCTCTTGAGAAAAAACTAAAATTTCCTAAATGTGTTGTACTTCCCTCTGGTTGAGAAGTATCTGCATTTTTCAGACTACCACTTCTCTTTACTAAAAACCCTTCGTTTGGATATGTTGAGCCAGAATAAATCCAAGCATTCATTATATCTGTTACATTCATTCTCATATCAGTAGTTGAATGATCGTAAGATTGTGAAGCATCAAGTTTAGCGCCACCACTACCACTATACCAAGTAGCACCAGATCCCGATAAACTGCCTGACATCCAATATTGACCTGAACTCTTTCCTTGACTATATTTCCAACTAACTCCATTTGTTATTTGAGGATTAGAATCAAATTCTCCTGTTCCACCAGTCCAAGATTGACTTACAGGATGAGCATATAAAAGATCACTAGTTGTTAATTCTTCTGGGTTTGCATCATACATATTTAAATAATACTTTGCAGTAGATGGTATTAACCCACTTATTACTGAAGAACTAATATAGGTTAAATCAAATTTAACTAACGCTCGTGAAACATTTACAGTATCACCAGTAGCACTCACATCTTTCCTAACCTCTAATATAGGATCCAATCCCGTATTCATAGATTGACTTGCTTGATATATTGTAGCATCTACGCTTGGATATTCAAAATAATGCATTTATTATCCCCCTATAGTTCCAACTACTTTACCCTGTATATCTGAATCTGAATATTTCAATTCAAACATACTTGGATCTAATGATGTATGATATATTCCATTATAATATGCTTTATCCATATCATATACATTTCCAGAGTAACCATCAGCAGTTCGGTATTTATTTGTAATAATTATTTGTGGCTTATCAGCAGGATTTGCAGTAGATGCTACAGCATCTTCTGGTGTTACTACAACAGCAACTCCCTCAACAACTGATAATTTATATAATAAATCAGATATAACTATAGGTTGGTTTATTTGCCACCTATCAATATTAAAAAATGATTTTACTTCATTTATACATCTAACTAAAACTTCATTTTTATTAAATTGTGGTAATGTCATTATAGAAAATTTAACTCCAATATTAATAACATACGCAGTTTTAATATTAATAGCATCTGTTACCATTCTATATTGTCCTAAATATGTTTGTAAATTTTCTTTAGTTGCTTGATTGGGTGCAGTTAAATTTTTATTTCCATCATATGATAAAACATATAAATTTAATGCTAACGGGTTTTTATTATCTTGACTAGGCATAGTTTTTATCCATATTTTTCTTTTTGATCAGTACCACCTTGTGTATAATCCTCTGAATCACTTGATGAAGCACCTGATTTATCGCTGACTGATTCTGCTATATCACTTAAATGATCATCTTGTACTACATAAACTTTTGCTATACTTCCAAATCTAGAAGGCATTGCTAATGATCTTACCATATAATCATTCTTAGTAACTGCTCTATTTTGTGATTGAAAATTAGCAGCTGCATTACTTTTTATTTCTTGTAATGTTTCTGCATTTTTAGCTCCAACAGCTGCTTCATTATTTATAGCCCTAATAGACTGTAATGTAGCAGTTACAGTAGCTGAATTTAAAGTGCTTGAATTTGGTATTGATGTTACTTTATTTACAATTCTTGATAATTGTTTAACACCTACATTATCTGTATGTGAAGCGCCGTGCGCAAAAACAACTGTTAATGTTGTATTAGATGGTGCTAATCCATAAGTCCGCGTTTTTAAAAAATTACTTGGGTCAAATGTAGTATCTAATTTAGAAACTCCTGTAGAAAGAGATGATCCAACATTATCTGGATTTGGTATAATTTCTTCATCAGGATTATCTGAAACTCCTGAACCAAATCTTAATTCAGTTCTATTATCACCTCGTAAATATGTAACAAATCTTCTTGGTGTTCTAATAAGTTTCATTAGATATGGTGTATCTCCAGCATAATCACTTAAATCTGGAGAATTTGTGGTATTATTTGCACTTTCATCTAAAACTGTATCCTGTCCTAAAGACATTACTTCATACCACTTATTTCCATCACTATCGGATACTGAAATTATTTCGTTAATATTTTCATTCCCCAGTACACTAATTGTATATTGTTCTGCTGCTGAATATGTTATATACTCTGTACTAACGTTCCCACTAACCGCGTCCACTTTCTTTCTTAATAAAAATTTTGTTGGTGTACCATCTGCAGATTCTTGATATTTTTCAAAATAAGTAGGATCTATAGAACTTGAAACTTGAAAATTTATAGGTTCTGTAGTTCTAAATGTTGCTGTATTGGCTTTTGTAGAAAGTCTCATCCCAGCATTTATAGTAGGAGCATAAGACCAATTTGGTGTAACATTAGCTCCTGAACCTTGTGATGGAACTGTACAGTATACATCTACTTTACAAGAAGCTGGAACTCCTGTTTTTGGTTTATATCCTAATGATTGTGCTATATCATATACAGTTTTCTTTTCTTCAGCATATGCTAAAATAGTTTCTTTAAAAGTATTATCTACATAATAAGAAAGAACATCTCCAACATATGATGCCATCTCTACAAACATCATTCCAATAGAACTATCACTAAAATCTGTATAGGTAGCTGGAAAATATGTTTTAGCATGCTCTACAAGACTTTCTCTAAATTGTGAAAAATCTTTATTTAAATACTTAACTTCTCTTTTTACGTCTTTTTTTATATTTGTTGATTCACCCATTTTTTATCCTATATGTTATAGTAACGTTGATGTTACTCCTTCCCTCCGCTGATCACCGGGGCTTGGGCGGTATCTTCAACGCCTCCATCTGGAGTTACTGTAAATTCTAAGTTAGCTGGATCCGAAAAATCTGCTTGGAAATCTATTTTTACTACTACTGCTCCATCATGATTATCTTTTGGTTCTACGACTAAACTATTAACAATTACCCCTGGCATATACTTCTCTACAGCCTGATTAATAGTATCATTTATCGCAGCTTCCAACTCTGAATCTCCAACTTGATATTCAAATAGTATTCCATGTAAATTAGTACCAAAATCCTGATCCATATCTTTTTCACCTTTTTGAGTAAGTAAAAGATTTCGTAAATTGTTTTTAACAGTTATGCCATATTCCATAATTTGTCCAAATGTTTTAGTATCTGTTCCAAACGTTAATGGGTATGACATTCCAAACGGAATACCAAGTGCTGAATATTTTACTACGTTTGCCATTATTTACCTTTATCCATTGCTTTCATTAAATCAGAATAATCTCTTGTAAGTGCGTTAACAACTCCATCACCTACTTGGTCTGGAGTAACACCCTTTTCTGCTAAAGTTTGTGCTGCAACTCTATCTCTTTTTAGTTCAGGAGAAGCCATTTCTCCATATCCTAATACCTCTGACATATCTCCTGTAGTATAGGCTTTACCACCCATAGTTGGATATTCTTCAGTTTCTCCCTTAAACCCAACGGTTTCATTTAAAACTTTATTTAATGTAGAGTTATCAGTATAGTTAACTGTTTCTCGTTTTACTGGCTTTGTTGCTACCATACGAGAAGGTTTTACCTGTTCCTTTATAAATATTTCGTTAACTTGCTTTTTAACCTCTTCTACTACCATTTTTCTAATAATAGTTCTTAGTTGTTTTACTTTCATAACATTACCTCTTATTGTTAAGTAATTTGAAACGCATTATATACTGTACCTGGGGTAGTACCTGCTATTGCTTTTTTCATTGCTTCTTCCTCTTCAGGAGTTAATTCTTCACCATTCCTCTGTTTTTCTTCAATACCTTTTAATAATTGTTCTTCATAATAACGTTGATTATTATATTCTGCTGTATCAGTACCTTCACCTAAATTCATTGATGAATTTGTAACATTTTCTTTTCCTTGAGAAAAGAGTTGGCTAGCTACTCCACCAAGCACTGCCGCTCCTACAATATCTCCCCAACCCGCTCCTAATTTTTTTCCACCCGATGCTTGTTCTTTTGCAGCAGCTACTTCATGCGCTCCTAAACGTTCTTGATATCTTGACATAATCTTATTATATGGAGCATCTGCTATATATGGATCTTGTTGTGCCCACGGGTCT